GCTGCGTTGGCACAAATCGTATGACGACAACAAAGACAGCGTGCCTCTCTACACCACCCCACCACAGCGCAAGCCGCTGACGGATGAGGAGATAGGCGCAATCCTTGAAGGTGTTAACGCCTATGGCACACGGCTATATACATTTGCCCGAGCCATCGAAGCCGCACACGGCATTAAGGGGGAAGCATGACTCCTGTGTTTGTAATTACTTTTGGTGATGTATTTGGCTTGATTGCACTTGCTATTTTCTTGTTGGTTGTTGGCTTTGTTTATGCCAAACAAGCATGGAAGCAATCAAGATGCAAGCATGACGGTGGCGTTAGCGAAACTATGGCTTGTGATGCCATCTGTAAACAATGCGGAAAGAATCTTGGATTCATTGGCAAATGGCGTGAAGCCGCACACGGCATTAAGGGGGAAGCATGATGCCTCAAATTGATATTGGCGCAGTTCACTCAACACATAGGTTCAAGTTCTGTACAAAATGTGATACACCCAAGCCGCCTGAAGGTGGTGTTGAGATGGGTACAAAGTGGAATTGCCAGTCCTGTTGGTTAAAGCGAATCACAGGAGTTCATTTAAAACAAAACCGAATAGATGGAGGAAAGAATGGGTAAAGGATCAAGAAGTAGACCATTTCAAGTAAGTAACCAAGAATATTCAAACAGATGGAATGCCATATTCGGCAAAGATAATGAGAAAAAGAACAAAACGCAAGATGTGGAATCTAATAGACCCAATCAATCATGCGATAGTGGGTGCGTCAATAACCCACAGGGAGAAGCTGGACAAACTCCGAATGATGGAATACTCCGCACTTGAGGCGATTATCAAGGGCAGAGGAACTATCCATGACTGGCGCACTATAGTGGATGTGCTTAATCTAGCAGAGACTATGGGGCGAGCAGGGGTAGGGCCTGAAGTTCTCCCAATCTGCGAGAAAGCGCAAGCAAGCCTCCACAAAGCAGCAGGATATTATCAAACGACTATGCGTGTCATTCTAGATGCAGAGGGTATTCAAGCCTGTCGTGATTTGATTGAATTTGCAGACTTGCAACAGTCCAGTATCCCAAGAAGTGAGTTTGAGCGATACATTCAGAAAACAAAAGACTACATTCGTTCACATGGAAAACAGGTGGTAGAAATTGAATAAAGTAGAAATTGGAAACGCAACCCTGTATTTGGGCGATTGCATGGACATATTGCCAACTTTACCAAAGGTGGATGCGGTTATTACTGACCCTCCTTATGGCATTGGACAAGATGGTGGCGCACAGAGAACTAGAGGAAGTAAAAGAACTAATGGCGAAAAAATGGGTTGGGATAATCAAAGGCCAAGCAAAGAAATATTTGATGCAATTCAACTTGCTGGTGACGTACAAATAATTTGGGGCGGTAATTATTTTGCTGATTACCTGCCAGCTTCAATGGGTTGGCTTTATTGGGAAAAGCGGATGGGTGGAGATTTTGCTGATGGAGAATTGGCTTGGACAAGTCAACATAAAGCGTTAAGGCAATTTTGCCATTACAAAAAGAACAAGGGTGACGAGCATCCAACTCAAAAACCATTAGAACTAATGCTTTGGTGTATTGAGCAATGTAAAAATAAACCACAAACAATTCTTGACCCATTTATGGGAAGTGGCACAACAGGGGTGGCTGCCATTAATATGGGGCGTAAGTTTATAGGAATAGAGCGAGAGCCTAAATACTTTGAAATAGCTTGTAAACGCATAGAACAAGCAGTAGCCCAACCACAGTTATTTGAGCCAGAGCCAGTAAAACACACTCAGGAATCTATGTTTTGAATAACAACCTAACCAAACGTGAAAGACTGCATTTAGCAAGGATTAAAGAGATGCCTTGTGGGGTATGTGGTCAGTCTGGGCCATCTGATGCTCATCACATTAAGCAGCATCACCAGTACCTGTGTATTCCGCTTTGTAGAGACTGCCATCAAGGGCCACATAACGGAATTCATGGACAAGCAAGAATCTGGTCAGTTATGAAACATGACGAAATGTCGGTATTAAACGAAACACTTGCAAAACTTATTGGATAAGGCACAATATTTCCAACCAAGTTGCCATTTGGTTTCCTTAGAGGGACTGTACGTTCCTCTTTTTTTGTGCGAAAATGACACAAACTCCATGAGGATTGCCATGAGCGGCTTGTTAGAACCTTCAGTAAAAATCGAGATTGAGATACAAAACCAAGAGAAGAAGGGTGAAGCCTGTCCAGTTGCGACAGGTGATGTAGCTGTCAATCTTGAGAATCGTGAGAAGGCGATTGAAAAGGCTAACTATGGCCCTATGAATCCCAACGAATCCAACATGGATTACTGGCGTGAAATCTCTCGTGCTTGGCGTATTGCCCCTGCACAAGCCAAGAAGTCTCGTTGCGGTAACTGCGCTGCTTTCATCCAAACACCTAAGATGCTTGCTTGCATCGAATCTGGTCTGGATGACAACGAGATGGACGCATGGGAAGTCATTGATGCTGGTGACTTAGGTTATTGCGAAGCGTTTGACTTTAAGTGTGCTTCTAAGCGTACCTGCGAAGCATGGATTAGTGGTGGGCCAATTACCGAGGAGAAAGAGTCTCCTGAAGCCCCAGAGATGAATGATGACGAAATGTCTGAAGGAGAGTAATGATGGGTACTACCAATAGTCAAGCTGCTGAAATGATGGGTCTTTATTTGGACAAAGCTGCCAAAAAGAAGCCAAAACCATTGCCTATGCGTGGTGAGCGTACTGCTAAAAACGCACAGAAAAAGCCTAAAAAGTGATTAAACGAGGCAAAGAGCAGTTTTCTGGCTATAACAAGCCCAAAGCTACTCCTAATCATCCAACCAAGTCTCATGCTGTTTTGGCAAAGAGTGGTGAGGATGTAAAGCTAATACGTTTTGGACAACAAGGCGTAAAAGGCTCACCTGATGGCTCTAAGCGTAACGAAGCGTTTAAGGCTCGTCACGCAGACAATATTGCCAAGGGTAAGATGAGTGCAGCTTGGTGGGCGGATAAAGTTAAGTGGTAAGAAAACAACAGGTGAACAAAAATGGCTGAACTAAGGGCTACTCCAATGTCAAACCCAATTATGGGTTTACTTGCTGACCGCCTAAAGAAAGCACAACAATTTGGCGCAAAGCCATTTGGTTATGAGAATCCTCCTGTAGAGATGTTGATGAATCTCTTGGGAGTTCCTGCTGTCCAACAGACAATGGAGAGAATGGCTTATGGAGAGCCATTGACTACTGGTAGAGGCATGACTACTAAGCCTCGTGCTGAAGCAGTTGAGGCTGCTATGGCAGTAGCACCAGTTGCAGGATTGCTTGGTAAGGCTACTAAAGGTCTTCCAGTAGGCGCAAGTATTGAAAAAGTAGGTAAGTTTGATATTGTTAAGAGAGATGCGTCTGACATTTTTGGTGAAGGCGCACAAAGAATTAGATATATTGACCCAAAGAGTAATGGTCAAATAGAGGTTTTGGCTCGTCAAGATGGAACAGCATCTGTTTTAAGTCTTGAAGTGCCAGAGAAGTTTCGTGGGCAAAAGATTGGTGAAAGTCTCCAAAAGCAAGTTTTACAAGACTTCCCTGATATGCAAGGTCAGGTTTCATCTAAAGCAGCAGCGACAACTGCTTACAGAATAGGCAGAAGACCAGTTGATATGCCTAATGCGACACTAAAAGATGTGCATAAGATGATTGATGAGGATTCGTCAGTCAATTTGATTTCTCCACAAATGCAAGAGAGAATCAACCCATCTACAAGTTATCCAAGACAAGAAGCACTAGATACAGCCCAAAGAAACGCTGCATTGCCTGTTGAAGAAGGTGGTCTAGGACTTCCTAAAGACAATACGCCTGAGATGAGAGCAGAGGCAATGGGCTTTGATATAAGTACCATTAGATACCACGGCTCAGATAAAGACATTAGTGCATTTGACCCTGCAAAGTTTGGTAAAAATGACCAAGGGTGGTATGGCAGAGGTGTTACTACAGATACTGACCCAGAAATAGCAAGTGGCTATGCTAATTACAATGAAGCAGAAAATGGTCAGGCTGTTTATCCATTGCTAACTAGAGGCAAATATATGGATTGGCCCGAAGGTCAACAACCATTTGCTTCAGCAAAAGACTCTATTCAAGGAACTAAAGACATTCAAGGTCTTGGCTATCAAGGCACAAGAATGACAAACGATAGGGATTTGTATGGAAACACACCTCAAATTGGAACAGAACAAGTAACATTTAATCCTGCAAATGTTAGAAGTCGATTCGCTGCCTTTGACCCAATGCGTAGAAACGAAGCAGACATTCTTGCTGGTGTGCTACCATTAGGACTACTAGCAGACGAAGAACAGCGTAAGAAACTCTATGAACTTATGCCGTCACTACTAGGTCAGTAATTACTAACTAACCTTGACCAACCCTAGAGGAGTCAAACAAAATGAATAAATTAGACGCTGGAAAACCAGAAAACCTAACCAATAGGGGTAGAGGAAGACCTAAAGGGGCTACTAATAAGTCAACAGTTATCGTCAGAGAGGTTATAGCCTCATTTGCTGATGAGAACGCACATAAGTTGCAACAATGGCTAGACGATGTAGCTGAAGGCATAGGTGGTAACAGACCAGACCCTGCGAAGGCTGCTGACTTATATCTCAGGGCTATTGAGTACCATATTCCTAAGTTAGCTAGAACAGAAGTGTCTGGCAACCCTAACCAACCAATACAGCACGTTGTTACATGGGCGAAGTAATCGAAATCCCTTATAAGCCAAGGGAACACCAACTAAAGATACATGAGTTACTAGATGGCAACAGGTTTGCTGTGGTGGTGGCTCATAGAAGGTTTGGTAAGACTGTGGCTGCGCTTAATCACATAATCCGTGAGGCGGTGCTAAACGAGCAAGAAACACCAAGATACGCCTACATTGCGCCTACCTATGGACAGGCTAAGAGGGTAGCTTGGGACTACCTCGTTAAATACACTACACCGCTAGGCGGTACTAACAACATCTCAGAACTGAGGGTTGACTTCTGGGGTAGGCGTATTCAGCTATACGGCTCAGACAACCCTGATTCCCTGCGAGGTCAGTTCTTTGATGGGGTTATCGTAGACGAGGTGGGTGACCAAAACCCTAAGATATGGACA